GTGAGCCTCAATTTCCATAGAGTATGGCAAGATCATGGAAATGATAAAGAAGTGGAGAACCATATAGATAAGGTTTACCAGACGCTTGTAGAAAGTGGCTATAACGCATCAGACATACATGCTCAAGAGAAGTATCGTTGCTATGCAGAACATAATAACCACATAGTCATTAACTATGACGGAAATCTCTTCCATTGCACGGCAAGAGACTTTACACCAGAAAAGTCAGAAGGAGCAATCAATGAAGAAGGCACATTACAACTTAACGAGAAATCTTTACTCCGTTCAAAACTGAAATGGGGCACAGAAGCTTGCATGAAATGTAGTATTTATCCATTGTGCAATGGCTTATGCAGCCAGCAAAAGGTAGAGCATAATGGTGCTACAGGTTGCATTGCAGGATATACACAAGAAAATAAGGTAGCAATAATCGACAAACGAGTACGCTACATTATTAACGAAGGCAAGAAATTGCCTAATATTAACCTCAAATAATAATTTACAATGAAGGTCAAGAGAAATCTTGTTCAGCTTGTCCAGTCGGATTATACTCCACTGCAGACAAGTGCCGAAGGTCTCCTAAGAGGAGGCTTCGGATCGATTGCTGTTGGTAAGGCAATCATTGGGGATATAAACGCAAACATTTGCAGAAATCCCAAGTGTACGAATGGTGAATGCACCAATCCTGAGTGCTCAAACCAGTGTACAATCAACTATTGTGGTCCTACAACACCAACAACACCAACAATTGGCCCCAGTGGTTCACCAACTCCCACTGTAACGACAATGTGCATCGGTTTTTAAGCTAACCAGACTTGTACTCTCTAATAATGAGGGTACAAGTCCTTTCTGTATGATAAAATATAAACAAATTCCATACATATGCGAAATTTTCTATCCATTTTAGTTCTCATGCTTTGCCAGTTCTATGTGGCCAATGCTCAAAAGTGCTTAGTAAGTTTTGGAGTCAATGAAGAGGTTACCGAAATGCCTATTGAAAATGCTCTGTATACTTTGTACCTTAACGATAGCATTCAAGTACCATATAGGGTAACATATGCCAATGTACAGAGCGCCACCTATAGTCTTGAATTTGATTTTCGCCCAGGTAAATATACCTTGCGTGCAGAAAAAGAAGGTTACAATGAAGTGCAAAAAGATTTTACAATAGCCTCCAAACGCAATACGATCCTTGGCATCGGCACGCTTTGGATGAAGAAAGTCAAGACAAGACAGTTGAAAGAAGCCGTCGTCCGTGCCACTCATATCAAGATGGTAACGCGAGGCGACACTGTAGTCTATGACGCGGCCGCTTTCGACTTGGCAGAAGGCTCCATGCTTGATGCATTGGTGGCACAACTCCCTGGAGCAGAACTCAAAGACGGTCAAATTAAGGTGAACGGAAAGTTTATCGAAAGCCTGATGGTCAATGGAGAGGATTTCTTTGCGGGCAATCCAAAAGTTGCCCTTGAAAATCTACCAGCCTATACGGTGAAGAATATTAAGGTGTACGACCGTGCGGCAAACGATGATTATCTGAAAGCCAAAGTTAATGGTAAGAAAGTCATGGGTGCGGACGAGCATATGGTGATGGACGTGATATTGAAGAAAGCCTATTCCAATGGTTGGTTGGGGAACGTGGAAGGCGGTTATGGACTTCCTTCCGACCGCTACTTGGGCAAGGCCTTTGGCATGGGCTATAGCGGAAAGATGCGCATTGCCGCCTTTGCCAATCTCAACAATATCAAGGATACCCAAATGGGAAGTTCATCAGGTCAATGGAACGGAGGTTGGGCACAAGATGGCGAGTTGGACGTGAAAATGGGCGGATTGGATTATCTATATTCGCACGACCGTGCCAAAGTCTTTGGTAACGTCACTCTTACCCACGAAGAACCCGAAGTGGAATATAAGGGGAGCAATGTGAATTACTTCAACACAGGTGACATCTTCGAGCGTTCGCATTCTCTACGCAACGATCGGAAGCTGCACCTCATGTCGGCACATCAATTCCAATATTCAGCAGAGCGTGCCTACTTTGAGTTGAGACCCTCTATTGATTATCTGAAAAATGATTACACAAGCATTAGTCATCGTGCACAATTCTCAGAGACTCCAGAAGAACAATACCGTGTGCAGTCACTTGATTCACTCTTCTCTACAAATGGTATGGCTTCATCGAATTTTGCACGTCATCTGTTAACGCGCATAGGCAATGATCAAGACGGCAAGTCTGATTGGATTATTGCCAACTTGGCTGCCAACTCTACGATATCGTTTCCTTCAACTCAAGATAACATAGAGATCGCATTGACAGGAAACTATCGCCGCGATACAAATCGCTACTTTAACTCGTTCAACAGAGCGTATGGTATGTCTTCGCCCAATGTAGGCAATGGAGATAACTTGCAGCAAAAGTCAGACTACGTATCCAAGAACTATGGCATGAATGCAGACATCTCCTATAGTTGGAACTATTGGCCTTATCAAAGCGGTGCCAGACACATAGCCATCGTAAAGCCAGAAGTGCAATACGACTTTCATCGTTATGACCAAGTAAACACGCTGCTTCATCTGCATGAAGAGTTTGCAAATGGGGGCAATAACAATTTGATGGTGCCTCCTTCTGCCATTCGTCCTGAGCAATTGAGCGTTGACCTCAACAACACCTATGCTTCTAATTTGACACAAAACAAGATTAGCCCACTTGTAAGTTTCGCATATCTCTATGTACCAAGTGCGAGTTCAAGCAAGAGCTTTAATGCCGACCTCACTTTGCGCGAAGATATTATGCACGAACGCTTGGACTACGACAAGGCACAGTTGGACACCTTGTTGTCACGAACCATCAGTAAGTTTACTCCGACTATAAAGCTCAGATACAAGGACAATGGACAGAAAGTTCGCACGGAAGTAGAAACAAACTATAGTTTTACAAAAAATGCGCCCAGCATCTACAACCAACTTGGCACTATCAACGATAGCGATCCGACCAACATTTATGTCAACAACCCAGGATTGGAGAAGCCTCGCACGCATAGTGTGAATGCACGCTACGCTCGTTTTCACAATCAACGACATAACAACGTCGTACTCTATGCAAGTTATGGACGCACCGATAATGCCATTGCGCAAGCCCGCCTCTACAACCGTGCGACAGGCGTGAGCACGTGGATGCCCAAAAACATCAATGGCAATTGGAACACGTATGAATCCGTGCAGTATAATATGCCCTTCGGAAAGAACGAAGCCTTCCAGTTTCAGACCGTAACCACAGCCTCATACGTACACTCCGTAGACTATGCCTCAGAGAGCGAAGCGCTCGAGCGCAGTGTGGTGAACAACCTAACGCTTGGCGAACAATTAGCCTTGTCTTATCGTGTGGGCAAACATAGCTTCGGCATACGCGGTAGTCTCTCATGGCTCGATAGCCGTTCAGCCCGCGAGGGGTATGACAATATTTCCGCTTTCGACATTACGGCAGGAGCCAATGCTACGCTCAACTTGCCACAGAATTGGCAAATCACCACCGACCTCAACCTTTACAATCGTAGCGGCTATAGTGACCACACTCTCAACACCACCAACTGGGTGTGGAACGCCTCTGTGGCCAAGACCATCTTAAAGGGTAATCTTACCTTCCGCCTCAATGCCGTAGACATCTTGAAGCAAATCAGCAACGTGCAGCACACTGTGAATGCCCAAGGTCGCACCGAAACATGGGTCAACTCGCAACCTCGCTACGTAATGCTCCACGTGGTATATCGCTTCAATGTGATGCCCAAGAAAAAGAAAAGCTAAAAGAATAAAGCATGAAATTCTCCCGACAATTTGACCAAATGGATTGCGGCCCTGCCTGTGTGCGCATGGTTGCATCGTATTATGGTAAAGACTATCCCTTATCTTATCTGCGCTCACTCGCCCACCTCACACGTGAGGGGGTGAGCGTAGCAGGTATTCGCGATTCGCTCACAGCCATTGGCATGAACAGTGCCACCTTCGAGATGTCGTTGGAACAATTATATACGGACTGCCCACTTCCCGCCATTCTTTATTGGGATCAAAATCACTTTGTCGTATTAGAAAAGCTAAAAGGGCGGTCAGCACAGAAGGCACGTTACAAAATAGCCAATCCTGCATTTGGTAAACAATGGTTTTCAGCAGAAGAACTTTGTCGTCATTGGTCGAATGGCGGCAAAGGCATTGTTGTGGCCGTTGAGCCTAATGAGGATTTCTACCAAAAGACCGCTATCAAAGAACGCCATAGTTTGAGAGACTTTGCTCGAAAGTATATACTTCCCTACAAGGCTCAATTAATTCAATCGCTATTAGCCCTATTGGTGGGCACGTTGTTAGGATTGATAAGTCCGTTTTTGGCTCAAAGCGTAGTAGATGACGGCATCGCCTTACACGATATGTCGTTGATTACTACCATATTGATAGCACAGTTAGCTTTGTTCATTGGTAGCTTCTTGATGAGCACTATCGGAGCTTGGGTTGGTTTATATATGAGTACGCAAATCAGCATTGGCATATTGGGCGACTACTTACGCAAATTGCTCAAATTACCCATGACATTCTTTGAGACCAAGAGCATTGGCGACTACCAACAGCGATTGAGCGACCACTCTCGTTTGCAGTCATTTATGACAGGTAGCACATTGGAAACCTTGTTTTCTTTGTTGTCTGTGCCTTTCTATATGGCAATCATCATCTTTTACAGTCCATTGGTGTTGGCCGTATTCTTGGGATTTACAATTATTAGCACGTTGTGGATGACCTACTTTTTTCGCAAAAGGAAGTCGTTAGACTACGAGCAATTTAAAGTAAGCGTAGACAACCAAAACAAGCTATACGAAATGATGTCAGGAATTACCGACATCAAGGTGAATGCTTACGATGACTATAAACTCTCGGAATGGCAACATCTGCAAATGCGTCAGTACGCCATGAGCCAGAAGAGTCTGAAGTTAGGACAAATACAAAACACGGGCTTTACCATTATCGGTCAGCTGCGCAATATCATTATCACCTATTGGATAGCCATGCTTGTGGTCAACAACGAACTAACGTTGGGTATGATGATGAGTATCTCCACTATCATTGGCATGATAAGTGGTCCGTTGGGACAGTTAACAGGTTTTTTGCAACAATATCAAGATGCCAAAATTAGTCTCGAACGTTCGCAAGAAGTCCACCTCTGTACTAATGAAGATGCACAAGAAGCACGATCAATCCCTTCAGACTTTCCTTTAGACATATTTGTCGACCACGTGTCGTTCAGTTATGCTGGCAGCACAGGAAAAAAAGTGCTACAAGACGTATCGTTTAAGATACCAGCAGGCAAGATGACCGCCATAGTCGGTGAAAGCGGTAGCGGAAAAACTACCCTGATGAAGTTGCTCTTAAAGTTTTATCAGCCTACATCTGGGCGAATTATGATAGGCAATGAGGACTTAGACAAATATTCAGCCAAATCCATGCGTGAGTCTACAGGGATTGTAATGCAAGAAAACTTCTTATTTTCAGACACTATCCGACAAAATATCATTATGGGGGAAAAAGCTGACGAACAGCGGTTGAACGAAGCTATACAGATTGCTTGTTTGTCAGATTTGTTTGAGAGTCACCCCTTAAAAGAAAATACCAAGGTGGGAAGCGAAGGCATTGGTGTGAGTGGTGGAGAAAAGCAACGCATCATGATAGCAAGAGCAGCCTATAAGCATCCACTATACTTGATGATGGACGAAGCCACCTCTTCATTAGATGCAGACAACGAAGCACGCATAACGAGCAATCTTGAAAAGCACTTTGCTAAAAGCACCCGAATAGTTATAGCACACAGACTGAGCACGGTAAAAAATGCCGATAATATTATAGTTCTACGCCATGGACAAATAGTAGAAGAAGGCACGCATGACGAACTCATCAAGCAAAAAGGATATTACTTCAAACTTGTACAAAACCAAATAGAACTGCCATCAGCATGAAAGGAATCATTGTAAAATATGGAACGTTTTTGATTGTTCCCTTTGTGATAGTGATTATAGCCATCACGCTCTGCACACTAAGGGTAAGAGAAAAGCTGCCCATTACACTTATTAGTGTTTCAGGGCAAAAGGGGATAGCTTATATTCCTTTGAATGCTCCAAGGTTAATAGTCAAAGGCGATTCATTGGTGTTGGAAACTGCACAATCTGGTAATATAAAATGTTTGGTAACAAATACTACGATTGAAGCAAATAATATTCGAGCAGAAGTAGATATAAGTTCGATGAAGGAGTTTCGTGGCAATACACTTTGTAGTGCCTATCTTGTAATAAGAGAGATTCCGATGTTGGAATTGGTTATTCAGAAAGTGCTATAGAATCATATAAATAAAGCTAAGTCCCATAGTAAGCAATAGGACTTAGCTTTATATTATTGCCACAAAGGTTCAGTTTTCCAGTTGTTAGGAAATCCCATGGCTGCGACATCTGTATTGGGATACTTGGTCAACAACTTTTTGAAGTCATCAACCAACGAGTTGCTAGGGTGAAACGAGTTCAGCCAATAGATAAGGCAACATAAGACTGCGTATAGTCTGTTAGAATTGCTTGGACGAGAGGAAATCCATGCATTACGCAATGTTAAAGGAATTTGAGGCATGACTGGCATGATTCGATTCCAAACGCGGTTGTGATGCGCACATGAATTGCGCAAGGTGTTAACCGCTTTCATCCAACTTTCAAGAATTTCATGCTGTGGTACCCCATAGGAACGAGCTATTGCTTTCTTCACTCTGCGGTCGGCAAAGTTAAAGTATAATTTAGTGAGTGTTCCGAAAGAAGTAAGATCTAACAATTTCCACGCAGGTGGAAAGTCTTCACGTCCATATTTATCGTAATGCTCCTGTATGAAGTCATCTTTAGAACGAGATAACTCGCGTTCTAAAGTACTGAGGTTTTCAGAATACTTATGTTTATTTATAGCCATCGTTGGATCTATAAACCAAAAAGCACCATGAGCCAACGAAAACTGATTGATTATTTTTGATCGTAAAGAGATTTCAACTAATTGTATTGCAGAAAAAAGCAAGTTTCTAAGCTCTGCATCAAAACGATAAAGAGCAACCGCTTTATCAAATGTGGCGTTAGGTTTGAAACGAATTGAACCATTAACATCTTCAAAAGGACGCAAGTAAGCATTAAATCGAAAGTAGCTTACATTGTTCAAGAAGTCTTCTGCAAAATTTTCATCATTGACAGAGAGACCATCAGTCTTTAGATTTGCAATTAGAGTAGTTGTACTAAGTGGTGGGTTCGTATAAATCATAAGCCTATATAAACAAAAAGTTCCGCCCTGGTACGCTGTTCTACGGGAAGCGTGGCGGATTCTAGCACTGCAAAAGTACGAAAACTTTCTGAGTAATGCAATTTTTTCAGTAATTATTTTTACATAAACACCTCCATTCCATTGATTTCAAACACGCAGACATCGCGAAGCTGCCGGATTTCGTTAGAATCCAGCAGCTTCATTCTTCGCGTGCCTTTGTAGAAGTCGTAGCGGAGAGAGATGCAGCGGTGCCAGCATTGGATTTCACCCGAGCGCGTCCATAGTTTGAGGTCTACGGGTTCGGGCGATTGGAGCATACGTTTGAGGGTGGTGATGTGAATGGCTTGTGGCATTAGTCAAAACTATTGTTATAGATGGAGTTGAAGATATTGCGCTTGCGAGTGAAAGTTAGGACAGGCTGTTGGCGAACAGGTTTCCACTTGAACTTCACGGAACAGTTGGCGGTGGTGGCATCCGAAAGCTCGCTCTCAATGTCCGTGATGAGAATGGAAGTGCCCGACGGATAGTCGGGAGAGATGAGAAACAAGGTGTGAGATTGCAGGGCGTAAGTCACGTGCTTGGCTTGCAGGTATGAGAGAGCGGAAGTTTCGCTCTCATACTCAACCTCCGTGTAGTCATCGTAAGAGGAACTCTGCCCACAACAAATGGCGGTGCTGCGATCAAAGGAAAGTTTGCGCTTGGTCTGAGCGGTAAGATAGAGTGTGTCGTAAACGTTGAAGGCGTTGTAATAGTAGAGCGTAAGTGTGGGTGGCTCGTCTGTAAAGAAGAGCGTGAAAGTCCGTGCACCTCGATAAAGGGTGACGGACAACAACTTGCCCTTGGTGCCTTGGGGCAACTGGGCAAGTAGGTCATCTTCGTTCAGATCCTCAAAGCAAAGGTCAAATTGCTTGGAAGCGATGGGCAAAGCAGAGACGGAGAGCGAAATGGGTTGGCTTTCCCCTTCGGGCTGAATGACAAACAACGTGGAGCATTGCCCTTTTTCATCGGGGAAAACAAAATACTGCAAATCAATCTGAAAGTTGTGCGGTACGAGACGCACAGCATGAGGCGTGAGAAAATGCGATTGCAAGAACTGCTTGCAGTCCGCATTCTGAATTTGCGGTTTGCAGTAAATTAAGGTAAACTCGCCCAAAGTGAAGTCATTTCTGTCCACCTGCATACGGAAACTACACGCGGCATGAACGAGCAATTTCTCCTCCATATAGCTTTCAATGATGGAACGAAGATCATAGATGCTTGCCTGTCCACCATAGGCATAAAGTGTGGTAGAGAAGATAGGATCTTCACTGCGGTTGATATAGATGGACAAGTACACGGAACTGCCTTGAAAGTCGGAGATGGTGAACACATCGGGAATGGAAGAAGTGAAGCTATAGCCTTGGGGATTATAATTGTACTGCATAAACGATCGGAAACTAAATAACTCCTGCAATATCGCACAAACATCGGGTTACGGAAAAGACCGCCCTTTCGGGCGATCCTTTCTTTCAGCTTCAAGCCGTAGCAGTGGCTCTCTTGCGTGTAGTGCGCTTGGCGGCAGGCTTTCTCGTGCGCTTGGGTGTGGTGGTAGGAGCGGCAGAGGCGGGCTGCATGGGAGCAGGGGCAGAACCCTCGGGGGCGGTGGCGGGCGCCTTGCTCCGTGCTATCTCGTGGCTGACGCGGCAGAGGCAATTATCGGAGATGTTCAGCCCCGTGCGCTTTTTCAGGAGGAAGGCATAGCGCATAGCCTTGTAAGGACTTTTGCAGTAGACGCGAGAAGTATTGTCACCGCTGATTGATACGACCCAGATGTGGGCTGTGGCTTCACTGATTTTACCACTGGTGATGAGGATAAGATTGAGAGATTTCATTTTCTTGTAAGATTTTAAGTGTGTGAACGATGTGGATTTATTGGAAGAGGTAAACTTCGATGTAAGAGATGTTGATCATGCTGTCAGCAGCAAGATTTTCAGCCATGGCGGTAGCTTCGGCATAGCTGTCAGCCTCGACTTCATATTCGGCATATTCGCCTTCTTCTCCATTAACCACCACCTGATAGATGTCGTGGGGGAAGGAAACTCTGCGCTTGCGATTGAAACCCATTGAAACGAACTCGGAATGTACAGCAGTGTGTGTCATGATAATTTATACTTTTGAAGATTTTTTACTTGAGAAGGGGCATCGGGGTGCTCCCTTGATTTTTACGTGCAATTAAGGGCATGAAGTCATTAGGCTTGGAGGACAAGGGATAGCGCAAAAAATTTTCACCCTTCACGGGCTTGGAAAAAGTGCAGAGGAACGAACATCTTTTTCTGAAAAATTTTTGTGATAAGAGAAACGCGCCCTTGCCGCAAAGCCGCTTCATGCCAACTTTGCACAGGAAAAATAATGGGAGCACCTTGCTGCCCCTTGTAAAAAATGGACGATAGTATAAATATGACACACTGCCCATTCCGAGTGCGTCAATGGTGTGGAAATCGTAGCAGAGGAGACGACCCCACATCATCTATTAGGTGGTGATGGAGAAACGAAGAAGGCATGCCGGATATGTTTGTCGGGGCAAGCTATGCCGGAGCTGCCACCATCGCCAAAAATCTCTGCTGACAGCATGATGAACATCTCATCGAAACCAACCTCTTCAAATCCACATCGTCATACACTTAAAATCTAAGAAAATGAGAGAAAGCGACCATCTTATCCTCATCACCAGTGGTAAAATCTGAGCAAAAGCCACCCACAGCTGGCTCGTATCAATGAGCGGTGACAATGCTGCGAATACTGCAAAAGTCCAAGGCTCTGCGCTCAGCCTTCCGACAAAGCGCACGGGGCGACCAAGAACATCTCCGATAATGCTTCTGCTGTGTCACGAGATTGCCGAAGCAAGGCGCTTGCCACCGCCCCCACATCAAAACACTGCTCCTGTAGTCCACCTCTCCCACTCCTCCACACCCAAGCGCACGAAAAAGCCGCCATGCGCACAGCAAGAGAGCCAATGCGCACGGCGGCTGAAAGAAAGGATTGCCCGAAAGGGAGGGCTTGAATATAAATAAAGGGAATGCAATGATAATCACTACATTCCCAGTCATCTTTTTTATAGTGCAGACATCGCGACCTGCCGATGTGGGCACTTATGAAAAACGTTGCTCAATAAATGAGCAACGTTATTAAAGAACGCCCCCCAAGTATGCTGCCTAAAAGGCAAGCCTGAAAGGCCTATTATCTTTTAGTTATAGAACTATCTTTTTACAACTGCAAAGATAAGCATTCATTTCTGACTGTGCAATATTTTTGAGCATTTATTTCCACATTTCTTCGTTTTCCCAATCTTCAGGGAATCCCATTGAAGATAAATCAAGTACGGCCGCATATTGCTGCAACAAAACCTTCAATCTCTTTCTAAACATAGAACGTGGTGTTACCGTCTGTAAGAAATAATTGACCATACACAATGTATAATACACTTTGTTGCGCCTAACCGTGTCAGGATTGCTTATCCACGTTAGAGTCCTTGAAAACTCCAATTTCTCTGGAACAATATTCATGTCTCGATTCCATAAGCGTGCATGGTGAGCACACAAGTTACGAATAAAATTAAGAGCATGAAGCCATGATTGAAACTCTTTAGGTGGCAAAGAAAAGTATTTTGCAATGCCTACGATATCAGCTCTTCGTTTCAAACCATCACAAATACGTGATAGTTGGTTGAAGTACATTATCTCTACACTCATCCATGAAGGTGGATTAGTAGGTTCTGAATAAGTTTCTCGATAATGCTGTATGAATGCTTCGGAACGATCATTGCGTAGTCTATCTTGAATGTGTTCTTGAATATCACTGAACACATCATCAGTGAATGTTGTCCCATTGCGTCTTCTGCATTGGCGAGGCTCTCTGAAAATGCTACGATTATCTTGCCAATGTGATCCGTATTTCAAACTCAGTTGAGTCACTATTTGCGTTCGTATGGCTACTTCAATTCGTTCAATCGCATCGAAAAGTAGCAATCGAAGTTTTCTATCAAATTTATACAAGTCATAAACCATATCCAAAGTTGTTCCATCTTTGAATAGGTCTTGTATAAAGCCATTCATGCACACCTTATACGGCAACATATATGCACTCAAACGATAATAACTGATATTAGCCAACAATCGTTCGGCTTTCTTTTTGTTTCCTATAATCAAGCCTCGTGATTCAAGTAGTTTTACTTGTTCTGAATAGTTGAGAGGTGGTTTATTGTATCTTGCCATTCTATTTTTTTATTTGCTTGCAAAGTTAAACAAATACACTGATTTGTTGAAGTTGTTATAAATGTTATCTCACTCCCCCCACCGAATATCCATAAAAATCATGCTGTGGGAACTTCTCACACCCAATATACAGCGTATCGAAAGCATCAGTGCCATCGGTGCGATGCTCCAACAAGTCCTCCTCTGATTCGGGATTCTTCTCTGTGGACTTGTTTTTGCGAAAGCCGTTTCTTCCGCGTTCCACCCCTGCACTTTGAATGGCAAGAATAAGATCATCATTGTTCTGGCGGTTGAAGTACGGCATCAAGTGTTGCTTGCCTGAAAAACCTTGGTTGATGAGCAAGTACTTTTCATCATGTCGCATGGGGTTGCCAAGATACACATCTTGCACACTCCAACCGTGGCGTTCAAACTCATGCACCACTACCCAATGAAAGTCTTGGTCGTTCACGGCATAGTTAGAGCCAAGAGCGGTAGCATCATAGTAATAGATGATACTGTGATTGGCATGGGGCGCATAGTAGGTGCAGAAGTCTGCAATGAGCGCAGGGATTTTGCGCTCAAATTTTACGTAGAAAGATTTGAGCACATTTAAGCGGTTGCCGCGAGGCTGACCGCACACAATCCAGTTGATATTGGCATTGTAGTCCATGCCAATACAAAGCGGAGCCATCGGATCAAGGTCGGCATCGGTGCGGCAGTCAAGAGACGAGTGAAGCGAGGAAAAGTTGCTCAGCGAGCGTATGGAATACCGCTCCTGCTGTGCCTCTTCGATAATGCGGTCATACCCCAAACTATCTAAGTACCCAAAATCCGAAGCATCGTACTTGTGCCACTCCTGCATAGAAGAGTAAAAGCCATCATGCGAGATACCAATCTTTTGGCAAAGAATAGACGTTTGGAAAGTTTTTGGCGTAAGGTCGCGCTTCATCTGACGAATATATTCCTCACCGAGCAACTGCAAGTTCTCGAGGGTGGAGTATTCCTTGTAATATACCGCCACACTGCGCATTTTGTTCAGCGATTGGTCGAGCCATTTCAGATAACTCGGCAAATAAGCAGGCACAACTTGATGTGCCGCTTTCAAATCAGCAATGCGCTGTTTGGTCTGCCAAATCTTATAGATTGTACCTTTGATGGTATCAATCAACTCCTTATCCATTTTCTGCTCATAGTGCAGGAACCACGAGCCCTTCGTGGTCTGAGGCATATCACTCAAAACCATCATCGAATGGTTGAACGAGTGATGCCCGAAATAAGAACGAATGCCACCATTCGCAGGCAACGTTTCATCTTTGAGTTTGTCATAATCAATGAACTTCGCTTCATCAATCAAGAGCCAAGAAAGCGTCAGTGAGTTCGATGAGCCAGGACGATCTTGGCTAATGATAATGGCAACACTGCCATTATAGAAAGTCACCACATGCTCATAATCCGCAGGTTCCGTAATAGGCTTAGAGAAAGAGCGTGGAGGTTTGCGTCCCACCACATAATGCACACCCTTGATGTAGCCCCACCGTTTCCAAGCAGCAAACAGACCGGGAAGCGTATTGGTCAAACCATGTTTGAAAGTAGGCACCACAATTCCTCCCGTGCTTCCCGGCATGCGCTGCATATTGCGCAGCACAAAGGGCGAGGCGATGGAGTCCGTCTTACCCGTGCGTCGTCCAGCCACAATCACGGTGGTTTTAGCACCGATGTATTGTGTCAAAAGCTGCGGTTTATTGAAGTACACGCGGTTAGCGTGTGCCTTGCTTTCTTCGTCCCATAATGACGTATCCACACTATTCTTCTCCTTGTTCATCATTCTCCTCCTTAAAGATTTCATCAAGCGGCAAATCAGCCTCTTCATATTCCACATTCTCCGTATCGGGGTGCGTATCACTTAACTCACGTGTGAGTTTGCGAATACGCTCATCAATATTCGGCACAGGATTGATGCCCACCACACGCGGGTCGGTGGTGGGAAAGAAAGGCTGCACCACAATCATGTGGTACGGCACCGATTGTTCATCTTCAATATCAATGCGGTTAAACTTGGCATAGCTCGTAGCCGCCTTTTCCATCGTCTTTGTGTCCTTGCGTTTCTTCGCCATTTGGTACGTTTCAAGGATCATCTCGTTGTAGCGCCATCGATGAAAATCACGCGAAGCCTCGCCCATATTGGGCAGAATGGCTTTCACGATTTTCAAGTCCGCATACGCAGTAACGAGCGACAACCCGTAACGGGTTCGCTCCTCGTCCACAAACTGGCGATCCTTCGCATCAGGATTGGCAATAGACCAAGTAACCATGTCGCGCAATCGAAGCAAGTGTTCCACCTGCGATTGCGCATATTTCTGCAAAAGTTCCTCTTTGGCAGTATAGAGGTCGGCTTTAGCCGCCTCTACAATGTTCGGTAAGCTCATAGTTATTCATCATCTTCCATGTCCAACAAATTGTTGCGTGTATTCTCCAAGGCAAGCGGAGAACCCACATAAGCCAGCTGCATCTCCTGATGCAGCAGTTTCACACGTGAAGCCGCCTTGCCACGGTGGTATCGCCTTGATACCTCCGTACTCTTGTCGGCAATATCCTCGCGAAGCTGGGTTGCCGATATGCCGAGAATGACCGCCATATCAGAGATTTTAAGATAGATGGAAGCGTATTGTTCGATTTGGGTAAGTTGTTCTTCGGTGTAGTCCATAGAAATAGCATTTTCTGTTATAGGGGATAGAAAAATCTGTTACGGGAGAGCGTTTAATCATTCGCTCCGTTCTGCGTGAGCCTCTGTGCAAACAGGTCATTCAGTGGCACAGAATGGTTACGTATCAAATCCGTCACCTGTCCGTGCAAGGCAGCGAAGATAGCCTTGTCGGTAGAAATAAACGTAGACTCGTGGCGGTTGCCTCGGGTCAAGTTCTGCGAGGTGACTACCGAAATGGTGTCACCCGCTTCACTCTCCACCAGCAAGATCTTCGAGTGGTTATCCGCGAGATAGGTACGTTTCATCACTTGGCAGATGAACGACCAGAGTTTCAAGGTCTTGTTCGTAGCTTTGTGATCCAGCACCAAGTTAAACTCCAACACCTTGCCTCCCTTCTCGATAAAGAAGAGTCTACGCAAGAACTCTTCCGAGATGGAAAACGAAGTTTGCCATACCTTAGCCTTGCCCACCTGCGACAAAATCCACTCCAAGACATCTGCCACCTGTAACGCATTGGTGAGATACGCCTGGTTGGGCGTATCTGCCAATGGTTTCAAATAGTCAGAGATCGATGCCGAGCGTTTCATGCCTTCTTGCTTTTCTTCGCCTTAGGTTTCGCTTCTGCCTCTTCTGCACTTTCTGCCGTTTCTGCCTTTGTCACGAAATGGTCATAAACGTTCCAATTGTCGTGCAGTTTTTTATCCAATTTGATAAATTCTTTGAGGAAAGGATAACGGTCGGAGTCCGCACAAGTGGAGTCCGTCGTGCTCATCGTGCGGAGCTTCAAATGAAGTTCACGCATACGATGCACCAAATCAAGGTTCTCGACATAGAGAGCTTGTATTTCTTCGGGCAGCGTGTCATGGTCAGCTCGCTTACCAGCTTTGAAATTCTTTGCCTCATTGTCATCACTCTTGAACTCGGTATGCTCTTTTACTATCTCCTCGACAGCGTGCTGCATCTCCTTGACCTGTTCATGCGTCAATTCCGCCAAGCGGAACTCCAAGTATTGCTGAAGTTTGCCTTCAATGAAGTTAGCCTTGCCCTCAGGGTTCACACTGAGGTTGCGATACATGATTTTGTTGCCTGTCAGTTGCAGGAGCATCAATGCGCCCTCGTCCCAATCGCGCTGTTCGCGAGGTAGGGAGAGCCATGTTTGTAATTTATCTGTGAATGTTTTGTCCATATCTTATAATTTGTTATTGATGCCCGTGAAGAACACGCAATTCTTATGGTTCTCCATGAGCAAGTTCTTCATAGCCTTTAGGGTAGAGCCAGTTGTCACGAAATCATCGAACACGATGCAGTTCTGCTCACGTGGCAACACGTTGAGCGAGAACACAGCTCCAATGCGCTTTTTGCTATGGCAATGCGCCACATCTTCGTAAAAGGGAATGGATAGCAGAGCTGCTATCTTTTCACTTATTCGTGTGGCAAAGTTCTTTACCAAGTGCCTACGCTTGGGCGTGGTGACAATACACCAATTACCATGCTTTAATTCATTGCCCAAAATGTCGGCAATGAGCAGAGCCACATTCTCCGCAAAGAAGTCCACCATGCAGTCATCGCCCTTGATGTCCGTCAAGGTGCGCCCATAGAGTGACTTCTGCCAAAGTGAGATAAAGAACACATCAGCCCTTCGTGTGATGCGGACTTTACGGGAGAAGTCGCAACGCGCTTCGACCGACTTGTCCCAAGCATGGCGTTTTTGCTCGGCAAAAATGTCCTTCGCACCAGTCTTGTCTTTGGAAGAACTTTCCAAAGCAAGCGGGCACGAAAGGTCTGGGACGTTGATATCTTCTAAGATTTCCCCCAAATCAATCATATTAAGTTTTGGGTTTTAAGGTTATGAGGTTATAAGATTACCTTTTGTTCCCAAGAACAAACTTTATAACCTTATAACCTCAAAACTACAAACTGACTAAGCAGCTTCGATGTCACCTTCTTCCGTTGTGATAGTACCCTCGTAGAAAGGCGCAGGACACTCGTCCGTAGCTTCTACCGCAATGGTGGTGCTTGTGGTACCAGTGGCACCCTGACCAAGGTCCTGTGCCACCGTAGTTTTGGTAGTCCAAGCTTCAGAACCCACTACACGGTATTTGCCCTTCATGTCCTCCACCAAGAACACATTATCATTGTTGTTGAGATAAGCAGAAGCGGCACTCGCCTCTGCACCCACGCCAGGGTGCACAGCAGTAAGCTTGTTCAGCTGCGTCTGACTGGGCAACTCACCCTGTGCCTCACTGGTAAGTTGCGACTTTTCGGGCAGAATGTCGATATACTTCCATTTGGCATCAGCCTTTAGGGTAAAACTGCCCGTGTACGTGGCAGCAGTTACCTGTCCGTTCTCGTCACGTGGAAGTGTGGGCCATTGGGCAATGTCACCCTTGGAAGTATAATAGATACGGCGACGAACGCCGGGAAGCTCAGGCGTGCCTTGGCACCAGCCGAGCGACTTTTGAAGTGATGTGCAAGTCTTTGCCATTTTTCTGAAAATATTTAGTCTGGATAATAGGCAAGCGCGAGGTGATAATCAAGTTTGTTTACCACCGCGCCCACCTTTCTCCACTGATTATCAACCTTGTTCAGCCAGTTCAATAACCTTCAAGCGTCGCTTGTCAATGCTCTCGAACTGCACACCAAAGAACATGGTGGCAATGTAAGAAAGCACAAACGGCTCAAAGCGTTCCACATCAACACTTTCGATGTCGCCCATCTGGTCATAGCCATAAAGCATGTTGATTTTAGGCGAAACGTGCATGAACTTTGAGTCCGACTTGTTCCACAACGGACAGAAAGTAAGTTTGCCGTTAGAACCCTCCACCGTGGGCTGGTTGTACTTCGTGTTGTACGGAATAGCCGAGTGAGTGAGCAAATAGCTCTCGTTGTACATATCTACGAACTCCTGCGAGCAATACAGGAAAAGTTCCTGTGAACGCAAACGCGAATCGAGCGAGAAGAGAATCTTTTTTGCTACATCAACCGCGTTGGCTTCCGTGATCGCCTTGTCCAGTTTCAGATAATTGCCATGTTCCGCAGCAATCGTACCCGCAGTGACTTCCTTTTGCGTGATGGTGTCAAAACCATCGAAAAGGTCCATTGTGGTATCACCATCCGCATTGCGTGTGCCTTTCCAAATCGCCATGTTCAAGTTTTCTGAGAGCGACTTGGCAATCAGTCCCAGCACCTCGCGAGCTGTGGGCGTAGACTTCTGTCCGTCTCCCTTGGTGGCACCTGTGCCGAGCAAGGTAGAGATGGCCGAGTTAGGTTCAAAGTCAGCCACTACCGAACCGAAGAACGTTTCCAAGGTGCGGTAGTCCAACTTCAAGTTGGCATCTGTCTTGCGAGAGGGTTTGTAAGGAGCAAACTGCGCCCCAGCGGTGAGCGTACCCACACTTTCCTTGTAGCGAATACCTGGGCGACCTGTCATGAATTTGAGCGTTTCCTCGCAGCCGATAATCGGTAAGCGCAGAAAGTCGGAGCGGTACTTGCGTGCCGCGTCCTTATATTCTTGTAGGGTGAAAGAGAATTTTCCAGCCATAGGAATGAGTTTTAAGTTTTGGGGTTATGAGGTTATAATGTTAGTTTGGAGTTTTAAGGTTATGAGGTTATAAGATTACTATGGCAAACTGTCATAGAGTTTTCGTGCCGTTTCGCCAGCATTGATGAACTGTTCGTAAGCTGTGGGTTCGTGGTCCTCATGCTTCTTGTCATCTACTATGGCGGTGGTTGATGCAGCAGGGAGGTTGGCCACTTTCGCTTCGAGCGTTTTGTTTGCTTCATCGAGCGACTTGTTCGTCTCGGTGAGCTTCTTGTTCTCGTCCTCTGCATTTTTTACCTTGATAGATAGCTCCGCTATCATATCGTGGTTGGCTTGCAAGGAGCATTCGATGTTATCCATCTGTTCCTCGGTGAGCGTCACCTTTCCTTCTTCTACGGAAAAGTGCTCGCAAGCAAGAAACTTGCAAATGTTTTTATAGACCTTGTTCATAGGTTTCGGGGTATGTTGATTGTTTACTTGTGTTGGTTTGAAAACGGCAGCAAGCGCTTGCGCCATCTTTTGGAAAAACGTTTCTTCCGACTTGCTCTTGGGGACGTTCGGTAGCGGAATGCCATTTGCCTGAAAATCGGCAGCGAGAGAAGCCGTGAGCACAGGGGCTGTTTCGTCCTCGAACTCTGTCAGTTCATCTACAAAGCCCCAATCCAGAGCCTCTTGTGCAGTGAGCCAGCCGCCCACCTTCATGAGGTCAAGCAAAGCCTTTGGTTCTTTCTTGCAGCGCGTGGCATACATCGTAGCCACATTTGCGTCCATCTTTTCCAAATCCGTCTTGGCTTTGCCGAGACTTTCAATGAGCTGGCTCATGCCCGTGGCATTGAGATTGCCATACTCAAAAAAAGGAAGCGCACATTGGTGCACAAGATACATGGCAGACTTGTCCATGGTGATGTGCTTGGCACCCATCGAAGCGATGGTGGCAGCACTCGCGTTCATGCCCACAAAGTGCGCATGAACATTGCCATGCCGCTTGAAGTCAGAAGAGATACTCAATGCCGTGTTGAGCTGTCCGCCTGGACTGTCAATCAGCACTGCCACCTCCTTGTCGGGGTTCTTGCCCAGAATATAGTCCACATAGTCAGCATCAAAGTCCCAGCTGCCCACATAGCCTTTCAAATGAAGTTGGTATTTGTTTTTTGCCATAATCGCGTGTATTATTTATGGCAAAGATATGCGCACATATAAAAAGCAAAAAAGACAGGTGGAACCTCACGGCTGCACCTGCCCATCGTTCAAAAGTATAAATTTATGAAAATGTTGCGTCAGAGAAATTTTTGTTTCGCGCTCGCGCGAGACCATTTTCGTTGTAACATTTGTAACATCTGTAACATTATTTCAACTGCTTGATTTTCAAGCGTTCTGAAAACGCTAAAAAGTTACTCGCTGTTACAAATACCCCCAAAAAGTTACAAAATCAAGGGATTTTAGCCCGAAATCGGTATCAAAGCCACCCGATTTGAGTAGGAAACCGTGTATTTTGCAGTGTTGGCGTCACCATCAGGTAGCCCTGTGGTTTGTTCCTTTTTAACAAAAGGGAAAGGCGCCTCCCTTGTTCCGATGAGATATCGCTCCCCATTCACACTTGTCACCACAAAGCAAAGATTGCCCGATGGCAAGTTTTCAGAAGCGTAGAAAGTCAGCGTAGCCGTTTCGAGCGTGCTGTTATTGTCAAACTCCTTTTCCGTTTCACAAAGCGCCGTGCGCTTGTTGAACGGAACAAAAGAAAGCCGAGCAAAGATGCCCACTGGCACCTTCGCTATCGCCTGCAAGGTGATGTGCGGTGTGAGAGCTTCAGCCGATACGTATGCAATATGGCTGATACCCGGCAATCTGTTCATGTCTAACTTCGGTATTAACAATTATGTTCTACAAACTCTTGGCTTTCTGCTTGTGACTTTTCAGTTTGCTGTTGTCGGGTTCTTTTTCTACTCTCGTTTGAGAGGTAGTTCTTGCGAAGTCGCTGATAAGCCTTCGCAATGCTGTCCCAACAAGTGCCGTCCTCCTTGATGCCCCGTTGCTCCATATACAAATAGATCAGTTCCTTTTGTTGCTGACCGATATGCCCGAAGTCGTGCAGGAAATTCCAGCAATCCACGGCAAAAGCATTCTTGATGTTATCAAGCAATGCCTTCTTGCCCGTGGGAGAGATATAGTTGTAGGTACGTGGGTCGCGTGCCTTGGAGTAAGGAATGCAAATAGCCACCTCGTCCTCCTTTTGAAGCGGAGGAAAGAAGTCGTCAGGCTGGCGGCTTTGTGCCAACTTTATCAACTTCGACTCTATGCTACCTTGCCTGAGCACCACTGGCTCGGAACCGCTGTGACGGTGAACGAACCATTGGCGCAAATACGATGGCATTTTTATGTAGACAAGATAGTCACTCATGAAGTACAAAAGTTTTATTTGAAAGCGATACAAAGATGCAAAGAAGCCCAACGAAATAAAAGTCTCGTCTGCCCTCTATAAGTATTTTTAGTAGACAGACATATAAACACATTTTACCCACTAGTAGGGTTTCAAAAGGAACGGGGCTTTCACCCCGCTCCCGTGTTTTTAGTAATTGTTGAAGACATAACCATCGCAGAAGGTGTAGTCCGTCATGAACAAATCCCTTGCATAGCGTTCGTAATCGAAGTAGAAGGAGAGATTACCCATCATGCTGTCCAAATCGTAGCACTCACTGATGATATAATCGGCAAAAGCTTCCTCCGAATCAAATTTTCCCACGTAGTGATCCTTGGCGTGGGCGAAAGAATCATCACCTGTACATTCGTAGTAAGCATCGTAAACCTCGCGCTCATCTTCAGACAACTGACAGTATTCTATAATCTTGTCGAATGTATCTTCCCCTGGGCAGCTCTCGCAATACCATGCTTCGGGGAAGCCTTGATAATCTTGAAACATGAACTCGGGATCCTCTTCGTCATCGTGCAGCAGGGCACATATTTCAAGGAACTCATCGTAGCTGCCGAATGCTTCCAGATCCAGCCAAGCTCCGTCCAATGAGCCATTGTTGTACTTCTTGTACGTGCCGCAATAAACAGCGGGCTGATCCCATAGGTGTTCAACGAGGTAAGGCTGCAATTTTTCTTCGCGCTCTGCTGAGCCTAACTTTAATGTTTGAAGAGCTGATGTGGTGTTTGTAGTGTCCATTTCTTGATAGAATTTGAATGTGAAACTTTAAGTGATGTCCTCCGGGTGAGGACTTTTTACGATGCGAAAAGAATGCGAGAGGAAGTGAACACAGGAGCAAGTAATGGCAAAGAAAAAATCTGAAATACCTCCTTTTTGTGAGGCACGAGAAAAAAGAAGGAAAGTTGTCGGATTTTTTGTGCAGCCATAGCAACGCGGTACTTGTCCGTTCACGCTCGCATTACCTTTGCATCAGGAAAAATCTCTCCGCCCGTAGGCCGTCACGGGTAAACATTCAAATCAAGAAATGGACACGACACCACAGAAGCCCAAACATTAAAGTTAGGTTCGGCAGAGCGCTCCATGAATGCAGCCTTACCTCGTTGAATGCTTGTGGGTTCAGCCTCCCATAAAAGGCACGAACAAGAAGTACAACCTTGACATGGGAGATTGGCGATAAGGATATGTACGTTTTCGACAGTTGCGAGGAGTTCATAAAACCGCCCTGCTGCATGATGACGAAGAGGTTCCCGTCACCGCTTTTAAGATGAAAAGGCTTCCTCGAAGTATGGTATTGAGAGAAATGTTACAAGAAATTACATTCGATTACAAGAAAAGAATACTGTAAGATGTCTGAAAATGAGAGTGTTACAAATGTTACAAATGTTACAACGATTTTTCGCCCTCGCCACGCATAAAGGAAAATTTGAGACGGAGGAGGATTTTGCCGATACCATTGTTCCGTGCTACGATTTGGAAAGCATGATGGGCATTCTCTCCTTCGATTACGCACGCTGTGCATGGGATTTGGACGGACTACACCTTTTGCGATGGTCATGTACCTCTAAAACACAAAAAACACGGAAGCGGGGTGAAAGCTCCGTGCCTTTTGTAATAAACGAAAAAATCCGCTGACTATTTCTCTTCCGAGCAGAAGTGAAAAAAAAAGCATGGTACAATCACCTATTTCAGATGAGCGTACCATGCTCTTTATTCCTTCAGACAATCTTATTTTTTGTCCAAAAGTCCATCAAATGTTTTGATCAGCGCAAATGGGTCTGCATAGAAAGACTTTGAGTCAAGTTCCTTGATAACGGGTTTCATTACAGGAAAATCCTTGAAGACCAATTTGAGTTCTGCTCTCCAACCAACCGCTGCACTCATCCAAAAAGCGCGAGCTACATCTTCGTTCTTCAACTTGAAGTAGAGCATACCTCCCGTACCTGTCAGTTGAAGGGTCTTAGTGTTGGTCCGCGTGGAAATGGTGTGGACATATCCCGTGACGTTTTTACCTTCATAAACTACCTGCAAAAACACAGGGTCGCTATAAGGTTTCGGATTCTTGTTCCACACATTGGGTAACGCTTTTTGCGCTTTCAAAGCCTCAAAGGTGTACCATTTCTGGCTTTTGTCATCGTAAACACGAAGATTTTTCACCTCTGTGGATTTGTAGGTTTTCTTTTCCCCCTTGGCGTCTTTCACCTTAATAGAGTTTGCATCATCAACAGAAAACAAGGTTCTGGTAGTACCTTTCACGACCTTGCCATCTGTAAGTCTGACCTCTACCTTAGTCTGTGCTTGTGCAAAGACGCAAAACAAACAAGCAAGAAGCATGAATAGAGTCTTTTTCATATCATAAAAATTAGTAGTTAAACATGCATTTGCAAATATATAGATATATTTCTACCCCCCCCAAAAAAAATAATAATATTTTTTATGCCACAGATTATTCCTCTTCATCGTCCGAGTCCCCCGTAATTAGATTTATGCCGAACTGATCCACCAATTTCTGGTAGTCAAAGCAATAGCTGCGTGCCGATTGAGAGAGTTTAGCCGGGTTGCCATGCTTGTCTTGTTTGGCAGAATCCAATACAGGGTAGCCATTGCGGAACACTATAAAGCGCACCACCTTCTGACCGAGATAAGCAGCACTGTTGGCAAGGTAGTATTTGAGCGCATCAGTGGGCAAGGTTTTCTCGTCCGTCTTGCGTCCCTCCTTGCGATAAAGATTGAAGATACGCGAAGTCTGCATGTACAACACCGCCCGTTTATCCAGCCAAGAAGTATCTACTATGTCCGTTTTGAGTTTGGTGAGGTAGCGAATGACAAAATCGCCCGTATCATTGATGATACCCTCACTCGCGAGATACTGCACCACATTCCAAAAGCTGCCCAGCTCACCATTCGTCTTACACTCCGCATTCTGTTTGAGAATACCTTCGATGACAATCTTGAAAAGGTCATCGTAAGCCAGCGTAGAAACTGCATCTTGCAGTACACGCAATGCCGCCAACGGCACACACCAATTATTTACAATGCGGTCCTCGCATTGCTTGCCTTGCAAAGCGACACCCACCTGCTTGCGTACCTCTTTGAGCGTACCCGTAAAACGCTCCTCAAACCGCTTGCGGTATTTGAGGAGAGCGATGGTGAGGTGTGTCAAACCACCCGAACGCATCTCCATGAGGCGCATATAATTCTTCTTTTCTTCTTGCGTGAACGTGGAACGCGGAAACTGCAAGAAAATCAATCGCGAAAAGAGCGCAATATCCGCAGTAGGCATTTCTTGTCCTGACAAGATGATGCCAGCGTCTACGGCTGTCACCTCCTTCTTCTTGTCCAAATCCATGTTCATACGGCTACGTCCCGTGCCGTCCCACAGGCCCTTCAAGAACTCAATGACCTTGGGATCGAGGTCATTCTTATACTCATCAATGTGCGCTAAGGCATTTGCCGAAGCTGCCACTGTATCATTGAGGGCAGAGATTGTAGAGTTTTGAATATTCGGAGCTTTATACGCTATCGTGAACAACGATAAAAGCGTATGTCCCAATTCCGACTTACCACTACCTTTCGGGCCAAAGAGATTGAGTATCGGGAACCAATGCTCAGCCGAAGCATTTGTGACCACATCACGGAATAGGGTAGCGAGATAGAACGCGAAGCCTATCCGTCCATTATCGCCAAACACCTTGAAAAGTTGTGTGGTAAACTCTTCCAGCGTAACGGAAGAGTAGTTGAGATGCACGAACTGCTTTTCAAACGTGAAAAGCCGGGCATCATCTTTGTATATCTTCGATGAAGAAGGCAAGTAGTAATTGCCCAAGTCGGGCAAACGCACAATGCCATAATCATCAGCCGTGTAAAACTTATTCTTGAAGAACACTCCATTGCCAAAAGCATAAAAGCCCTCACGTTGCCAGCCCATCTGCTTGATTTGCGAAGCCGTTTCCGTTTTCTCATAGAGAAACGATTTGAGTTTGGTAAGCTCACGTTCCGTAGCTTTCCAAATAAAGTTGCCCTGTCCTTCAATCTTCTGCTTAAACTTAGAAATGCTGACCAAGTCCTCTTGGTTGAGTTCAATCAAAACCTTCATGTGTAATTCGTTTGTTAGTGTATACAGACGTTTCGGAGAGAGATTATCCTTAATATGAAAAAGCGGTTCCATTGTAAAGTTCGACCACTCATAGACATTGCCCTTCTCCGTAATAGAGAAGTACTTGCCGTTCTCCACATAAAAGCCAAAGCGTTTATAGAGGTCGTCCACTGCCTCCCCTCGTTCTCGTTTCTCTTCTTCCTCGATGCGTTTCTTCTCCGCATTGATAGCCTCCTTCCAAAAGCCCTTTTTACCCGAAATGGCAGACAACTTATCAACGTACATTGAAACGCCCGTCGGGTCGTCAATCAATGTCAGCAAATACGCAATTTCGCGCACCACCACACGCTGTTCTTCCGTGGTCTGCGCAAATCTGAAAGCCTTTTGCGCCCGCCACAGAATAAAGTCCACCTCTTCCACAGAGCGGAACACGTTCATATTCTGATAGAACGTGTCGGGATCCTGCTTGTGCGCATTCTCTATGTCGGGTATTTCCTTGATGGAAACCGACAAGCCACACTTCATAGCCAATTTGCCTGCCTCAAACACCACTTGCACGCCATGCCCGAAATGTTCGCCTCTTTTAGGCGGATCATCATCGGGCAAGAAACATACCTTGCTTGCACTTTTCTTGATCAGTGCAAAGTGGTCCTTATTCCAGGCAGAACCCAGTGCAGCCACCGTGTTCAGCACCCCGATGCTTTGCAACCGCATACAATCGGGTGCACCTTCAACGAGGAACATCTTATCCGTCTTGGCAGCTTGTCGCCAAGCGTCCTCTATGCCAAACAGCACTCTTGACTTATGAAACAAAATTGAATCTGCGCTATTCTTATACTTGGGTTGCTCATCACCCAAGCATCGAGCGGTGAAGCCTATCACATGCCCATATCGGTCATGGATAGGTATCACCACGCGGTCCTGGTACTGGTCATAGCCGCCTTTATTCACCAATCCCAACTCGCTCAAAAACTCACGCTTGATATTCAAGCTTGCGAGAGCTTTGCCCGACTTCGGAGCATAGCCAATGCCTTTGAGCGTACAGTACTCCTCGCCCCAACGTCCAAAAGCATAGCTTTGCGCTTCTTTAGATAGCGCAAACTGCTCCACATAGAACTTCGCCACCTGTTCGTTCGCCACCAATAGCGCCTCCTTGTGCATGCGTTTCTGCTTAGCTTCAGGATCTTCCTCCTGCTCCGCCACTTCTATGCCACACAGTTTGCCCAACTGCTTGACTGCTTCCACATAAGAAAGTCCATCACGCTTCATCAGAAACGCAATGGCATCACCTCCTTCACCGCAGCCAAAGCATTTGAATGTGCCTGTTTGCGGAAACACATAGAACGAGGGTGTCTTTTCCGCATGGAATGGGCAACAACCTACATAGCGAGGACCACTTTTCTTCAGCTGCACCGTCTGACTGACGACTGTCACCAAATCCGTAGCCTCCAATATGCGGTCTTTTATATCGTCTGGTATCAT